ATGGCACTCGGTGAGCCATACTATAGTTCCAAACCTGACAAAGACTTCAATTTTGGAAGCACAATGGCACGTAGGCAAATGACAACTACTATGATCACAAAACTTCCAAAATTTGTTAGGAATTCTCCACAAGCCTATGATTGGATCGTAAGAGGTTTAATCTTTCCCACCACTGGAAAAACTTATTTCCAACGAGTTGTTGTTGTTACTGGTGGGCTTGAGGATGGAACATATGGTTCATTCGCATTTGATGGTAGAGAATGGGTAGAGATCTACCCAATAGAGCATCTGAATCTCATGTCATCTTTGAAACTGATACACAAAGCCAATGCTCTTCAGGAAAGACTACGTCTCTCCCAAGAAGAGAAAGCCACCCTTGCTCTTGATGTGCAATTCCTTCAGCATGAAAATGTGCGACTGAAGGAGTTGATTCCAAAACCAGAGCCACGGAAAATACAGATGAAGTGGATAATAGTGGGAGCAGTGCTTACATTTTTATCTCTAATACCTGGGGGCTATGCGCAAAGTCAGACCAACAACACTATATTTACAGACATGATAGCTGCCTGCAGGTATTCAACTGAGACATTAACAGAGAACCTTGACCTTAGAATTAAGCTCGCACTAGCAAACATAACCATTAATGATAAGCTAGACGCTGTGAGGCAAATTCTTAATTTTGCCTTTGTACCTAGAGCTCATTGGTTAAGAACTGTCTTCTATTACATCCATTATTATGAGATGTGGAATATATTTATGTTTGTTCTTGCAATTGGCACTGTTATGAGGAGCGCCCGCCCCGGCACAGACTTGATTACACTTGCAACGTCCCATTTGTCTGGTTTTAGGATGGCTGTTTTACCCACAATTCCATTCCACACCACTATGACTTTGTGGGTCATGAACACACTTATGGTTTGTTACTACTTTGATAATCTGCTAGCAATAACAATAGCAATCCTAGCACCAATTCTTGGCATCATCTTCTTGTGTTTCATGGAAGACTCCAATTATGTGAGCCAGATACGTGGTCTTATTGCTACAACAGCATTAATTGCTGGTGGGCATGCCTGCTTGACACTCACAGGCACAACCACGTCATTATTTGTTGTCATACTAACTTGTAGGTTCATACGTATGGCAACGGTTTTCATTGGCACTAGATTTGAGATCCGTGATGTTAATGGGAAGGTTGTGGCCACAGTACCAACCAGGATCAAAAATGTTGCATTTGACTTCTTCCAGAAGCTGAAGCAATCAGGGGTGAGAGTTGGAGTCAATGACTTTGTCGTTATAAAACCAGGTGCATTATGCATTATAGACACCCCTGAAGGGAAAGGGACAGGCTTCTTTTCTGGTAACGACATAGTAACAGCAGCACATGTCGTTGGTAACAACACTTTTGTGAGTGTGTGTTATGAGGGCTTGGTGTACGAAGCTAAGGTTCGGTACATGCCCGAAAAGGACATAGCATTCATAACTTGTCCTGGTGACTTGCATCCAACAGCAAGATTAAAGTTATCAAAGAATCCAGACTACAGTAGTGTCACAGTAATGGCTTATGTGAATGAAGATCTTGTGGTTTCAACTGCAGCAGCTATTGTGCATGGTAACACCCTCTCATATGCAGTTCGCACCCAAGACGGGATGTCGGGTGCACCAGTTTGTGACAAATATGGTCGAGTATTGGCAGTTCATCAAACTAATACTGGATACACTGGAGGTGCTGTCATAATAGATCCAGCAGACTTCCATCCAGTGAAAGCCCCATCCCAAGTGGAATTGCTCAAAGAGGAAATAGAACGGCTTAAAGCTCAATTGAATTCCGCTACTGAGAACCCAGTGACTGTCATTACACAACAACCTATTGCTACACTAGAGCAGAAAAGTGTTAGCGATAGTGAAGTGATTGACCTTGTCAGAACTGCAATGGAGCGTGAGATGAAGGTGCTGCTGGATGAAATCAATGGGGTACTTGCACCATTCCTACAAAAGAAGAAAGGCAAGACCAAACATGGTCGGGGTAGAGTCAGACGCAACCTTAGGAAAGGTGTGAAACTTCTTACTGAGGAAGAGTATCGAGAACTCTTAGAAAAAGGTCTAGATCGTGAAACATTCCTTGATCTCATAGACCGCATTATTGGTGAGAGGTCTGGCTATCCTGACTATGATGATGAGGATTATTATGATGAAGATGATGATGGATGGGGAATGGTTGGTGATGATGTAGAATTTGATTATACTGAAGTAATTAATTTTGACCAAACAAAACCAACTCCTGCCCCCAGAACAACCAAATCCGTGCCAACCTCTTCAGAGAAGTTACCAAAGCCTTGCCCCGAGCCAGAAGCTGAAGCACAACCACTCGATTTGTCTCAGAAGAAAACTGTTGAGAACCCAGAGAAACAACCGGAGTATGAGAGACAAGTGGTGAAGCCTAAGCCTCAGAAGAGTGAGCCACAACCATACTCACAGACCTATGGTAAGGCACCAATCTGGGAATCTTATGATTTTGACTGGGATGAGGATGATGCCAAGTTTATCCTGCCAGCGCCACACCGGCTAACTAAAGCAGATGAAATAGTTCTTGGATCAAAAATTGTTAAACTTAGAACAATTATTGAAACAGCCATAAAGACCCAGACCTATAGTGCACTACCTGAAGCTGTGTTTGAGCTGGATAAAGCAGCTTATGAAGCAGGTTTAGAGGGCTTCCTCCAGAGGGTTAAATCAAAAAATAAGGCCCCAAAACTACCACTCATTAGAAGGGCCCCAGAAGACCAACGGGCCCAAACCTACCACTCATTAGATGCATGGAAATGGTTGTTAGTACCTCCGCGGGAGCGTAGGTGCGTGCCTGCTAATTTTCCATTATTAGGACATTTGCCAATTAATAGACCCATTTTTGATGACAAAAAACCTAAAGATGATCTCCTTGGCCTACTTCCAGAACCAACTTGGCACGCTTTTGAGGAATATGGACCAACCACATGGGGCCCACAAGCTTTTATTAAATCTTTTGATAAATTTTTCTATGCAGAACCAATTGATTTTTTCTCAGAATATCCGCAGTTGTGTGTTTTCGCTGATTGGGCAACCTATCGCGAGTTCCGGTACCTAGAGGATACTAGGGTAATACATATAACTGCAACTGAAAAGAACACTGATTCAACACCTGCATATCCTAAAATGAATTATTTTGATACTGAGGAAGATTATTTGGAAGCACATGGGTGGGCACCATATATAAGAGAATTCACTAGGGTCTTTAAAGGAGACAAACCTGAAGTACTTTGGTACCTGTTCCTCAAGAAAGAGATCATTAAGGAGGAAAAAATTAGGAATTCTGATATCCGGCAGATAGTGTGTGCCGACCCCATTTACACCAGGATAGGGGCGTGCTTAGAGGCACATCAGAATGCTTTGATGAAGCAGCATACCGACACTTCAGTTGGTCAATGTGGGTGGTCACCAATGGAAGGCGGATTTAAAAAAACCATGCAGCGCCTAGTTAATAAAGGGAATAAACATTTTATTGAATTTGACTGGACCCGCTATGATGGAACTATACCACCAGCACTTTTTAAACACATCAAAGAAATTAGGTGGAACTTCATCAATAAAGACCAACGTGAAAAGTACAGACATGTGCATGAATGGTATGTTGATAACCTCCTTAATCGCCATGTACTTCTACCATCTGGTGAAGTTACCTTGCAGACACGAGGTAATCCATCTGGCCAGTTTTCAACAACAATGGACAACAACATGGTTAACTTTTGGTTACAGGCTTTTGAGTTTGCTTATTTCAATGGTCCAGACAAAGATCTCTGGAAGACTTATGATACTGTGGTTTATGGAGATGATAGGCTTTCAACAACACCTTCGGTGCCTGATAATTATGAGGAGAGAGTGATTACCATGTATAGAGACATTTTTGGCATGTGGGTTAAGCCTGGGAAGGTCATCTGTAGAGACAGTATAGTTGGATTATCCTTCTGTGGCTTTACTGTTAATGAAAACCTTGAACCCGTGCCAACCTCTCCAGAAAAGTTGATGGCATCACTGTTAAAGCCTTACAAAATCTTACCTGACCTCGAATCACTCCATGGGAAGCTCCTATGCTATCAGTTGCTTGCTGCGTTCATGGCAGAAGATCACCCTTTTAAGGTGTATGTAGAACACTGCCTATCACGGACTGCAAAGCAGCTTCGTGACTCTGGCCTCCCGGCCAGACTCACAGAAGAGCAACTCCATCGCATTTGGAGGGGAGGACCAAAGAAGTGTGATGGCTAGCAAGTCCAACAAGCAGGTAACTGTTGAGGTCAGTAACAATGGCCGCAACAGGAGTAAATCAAGGGCCCGCTCACAATCTAGAGGGCGGGACAGAGCAGTTAAAATCACAGTTAATTCAAAAAACAGGACTAGAAGACAGCCCGGACGCGGCAAACATCAATCTTCTCAACGTGTCCGTAACATTGTCAATAAGCAACTCAGGAAACAAGGTGTCACAGGACCAAAACCTGCAATATGTCAGAGGGCAACAGCAACCCTTGGGACGGTCGGGTCAAACACCAGCGGCACCACTGAGATTGAGGCGTGTATTCTCCTCAACCCTGTCCTTGTTAAGGACGCTACTGGGAGCACTCAGTTTGGCCCCGTGCAGGCGTTAGGTGCACAGTATTCCATGTGGAAGCTGAAGTACCTGAACGTTAAGCTAACCTCTATGGTTGGTGCATCTGCTGTCAATGGTACTGTCCTCAGAGTTTCACTTAACCCCACATCTACACCATCGTCCACTAGCTGGTCAGGATTGGGTGCACGTAAGCACCTTGATGTTACGGTCGGTAAGAATGCAACATTTAAACTGAAACCTTCCGCTATTGGTGGTGATCAATTACTTCTACAAGGTGGACATCACCCTGACCTTGGATTGAGTTTCTACACCAACCTTTTCAAACAACTAAAGGAACTTTACCCAACCCTTAGGCTTCTCTCCTTAGGGCCACCAGAAATTGCGCACGTAGCAAAACTGGAAGGCATGAGCCACCTTGAAGTCTGGACGGCCATTCAAGAAGCTGGATTGGATTCCCTGCCGGGGGCTGGTGCAGAAATATTGAACGACCGTGTCCGTATATTGATCTCTATGGGTAAATGTGGTGGTCAAGAATGGTTGGATGTGATGCGTGCTGCCCACAAAATCAATCTTCCAACTTCGGCAACCATGATGTTTGGACATATGGGAAACAATCGAAGAACGTTTCGAGCACTTGGTATGGCTTCGCGAAGTACAAAGCGAAAAACCAGCCGATGCTTATGGATTCATCGCCTTTATCCCTTGGCCTTTCCAAGAGGATGGTGGTTTGTGAAACTCATTGCTGGAAGAACTAGAACTGGCACCCGTAGCTTTTATGTATATCCCAGCTACCAAGATGCATTGTCCAACAAACCAGCACTTTGCACTGGCAGCACTCCAGGAGGCATGAGGACCCGGAATCCTGTGACAACAACCCTACAGTTCACACAAATGAACCAACCTAGTCTAGGACATGGTGAAGCGCCAGCTGCATTTGGGAGATCCATTCCAACACCCGGGGAGGAGTTTAAAGTTATTCTCACATTTGGAGCCCCAATGAGCCCTAACGCAAACAACAAACAAAACTGGGTTAATAAGCCCCTTGATGCGCCTTCGGGCCATTACAATGTTAAAATTGCCAAGGATGTTGATCACTATCTAACCATGCAGGGTTTTACCTCTATAGCATCTGTTGACTGGTACACCACAGATTTCCAACCATCCGAGGCGCCTGCCCCCATACAAGGCCTGCAGGTACTTGTGAATAGCTCTAAGAAAGCTGATGTGTATGCAGTCAAACAATTTGTTACAGCGCAGACAAACAACAAGCACCAGGTTACAACCCTGTTCCTAGTAAAGGTAACAACTGGATTCCAGGTGAACAACTACCTGAGTTACTTTCATAGGGCGTCTCCCAGTGGAGATGCTACAACTAACTTGTTGGTTAGAGGTGATACATATACAGCAGGGATAAGCTTCACCCAGGGTGGATGGTATTTGTTGACAAATACATCCATTGTTGATGGGGCGTTGCCACCTGGTTGGATCTGGAATAACGTGGAGCTCAAAACTAACACAGCATACCACATGGACAAAGGCCTGATCCACCTAATAATGCCTTTGCCTGAGTCTACACAAATGTGCTATGAAATGTTGACATCTATTCCACGCTCCAGGGCGGCTGGCTATGGCTATGATAGTGACAACACTGAATACTTGGATGCCCCAGACTTTGCTGACCAGCTCAGAGAAGACATAGAGACAGACACAGACATCGAGAGTACAGAGGACGAAGACGATGAAGCGGACAGGTTTGACATCATAGACACTTCTGACGAAGAAGATGAAAATGAGACAGACCGTGTAACCCTCCTCTCAACTCTCGTAAACCAAGGAATGACAATGACGCGTGCCACAAGGATAGCAAGGCGCGCATTCCCCACGCTTACAGATAAGATCAAGCGTGGAGTATACATGGACCTGCTTGTTTCGGGGGCAAGCCCTAACAGTGCATGGTCCCATGCGTGTGAAGAAGCACGCAAAGCAGCAGGGGAAATCAATCCCTGCACATCTGGAAGCCGCGACCACGCCGAGTAG